ATGTTTACCCATGGAAATGTTTGTACATAAAACTGTTGTGCACGTGCACTATTAAGAGTTTTGGCTAATGTAGTCGCTAAGAAACTTGCAATCTCACTAGAGCCAGTAGGAGTAAATGTAATAAAATTATCACTTGGATCCATATATAACCCACCATCATCTGCAAAATCATTTGTACTAGAGTACTTTGCACTTGGATCTAATAGATCATAATTACGACTTATACCTACGCTACTACGATTAATTGCTTTGCTTTTAATGATAGAACTGTATAGTGTATATGGAAAATTATTGTAGTCTTCACCATTTACCATACGATTTTGTGTATAGTATTGTTGAGGTGCACGGCTTTTTATATTTGCCAAAGTCTCACGTGCTTGTGCGGTCGTAACAGGTAATGTTAATTCTAGTGTTAATGATAATGTTTCAGTACGATTGTTTTTACTAATGTAATTGATATTGATAGCAATACCACTAAACTCACCTGGATTAATTGTATATGTCAATGCATTACCAGAACGAACATATGCAACAAAATTACCAACTGGAATCTCACTAAAAATACCATCACCAAAATGATAGCTGACTTGATCATTGAATCTGCTAGATACACTAAACACTTTGCGTTGATTTCCAGCAATTTGTGTATTTTGATTTGAGTAAATGTTATCTACTTGTTTCCATTCTGTTAATGCACCAGTGGTAGGATTTATTTCAAATAACCATGTATCAGTATTGTTAATACCTTCAATATTAATATCTACAACTTGATTTGTTGTTTGTTCTGTGATATTGAAATAATATGATTGCAATGTTCCTTGTTTAAAGTAAGCAAAGAATCCTGTATTTGGACTACCATATCCCAATTTATCGTTACGATATAAAATATTGAATGGATTACCTACGTATGGACTTTTCTCATACAATGCATTAGAGTTAACACTTGTAGCACTTATACACTCAAATGCCATACTTACATTATCTACTGTTCCACCAAATGAGCTAGTTGGGATAGAACTAGTTGGAATTTTAATTGCATATTCATCTGTTTGTACATCTAATAATACTTGACTATTGCCCGGACGGCCTACACGCTGACTATCAACCAATGCGGCATTTATAACAGTATTGAATTGTTCTTGCCAATTTGGATTAGCGGGGTCATTCCACAATATATTGATATTGCTTAAATTGAGTCCATTGATATCACTAACGGGTTCTGTTGTTTGTACGCTAACAAATTTTAAAAATCCTTGTCCTGCGATGTTTCTTTTTGGATTATAACCAATTAAATTAGCCAACTTGATAATACTGTCTCTACGTTCAGCAGTATCAATAAAATTTTCACGTGAATTTAAATCATCACGAAATGCTAGACCTTGACCCATAAAGGCGATAACATCTAGTAAGGCGATGTATTCGCTACTCTCTACATAGTCATTAAATGTTTCAGGGTAATATGCACGTAGATAATCTACAAAATTTTTACGCAATGATTCATAATCATAGCTTTGAAAATCGGCACTATTATAGGTTTTATAGATTGATTTCCAATCATTTACCCCAAAAATATTTGATTGTCTTGAACTTGTGGCCATAGTTATTCTCTTTTATATATTTATCGTATAAAAAACCAGGTATTTATACTGCTGATGCAGTTCCTGATGCTTGATCAAAGAACAATGCCAATGTTGTAGGATTATTGAAGGGGCTTACTGCTAGTTCTATTGTTACCAATAATCCAGTATCCTGATCAACTATGGTCATTGAATTGAGTATAAGTCTTGGATCAGAACTGGCAACTCGTTGAATTTCAGCTTCTAATTCGTATCTTGTATCAACTGTGTTTGGTTCAAATATAAAACTCCAAAGTGTTGTACCATAACTGGGTTTACCTGGTTTGGTACCTTGTTGAATATTCATTGCGTTGATGAAATCTTGTATTACCAGTGCTTCATCTGTCATTTTATATTTGGTACCAGTGTTTGTTGGTTGTGGGGTAGTTCCTACAACATTAGTAAACCCCGGGGCAAACCCATTTGTAATTACAGTACCTGCGTTTTGTGTATTAAATCCAATGAATGTTGACATGATTATTCCTATTATACTATAAGTGTTGTACTAGATAACTGATTTGTTAAATCATTTATCTTTTGTGCTGATGCTACATATGGAGCCATTGCAGCATTTGCTTCTGAACTACCAACTCCATATTGATTTTGTGCATTTTCAAACGCAGTTTTTAGTGTATCATAATTAGCTTGTTCTGCATCTAATTGTGATGACAAATCATTTACAGACGCTATAGCGGCTGTGTCAGGTGGAGTATCACCTGGATTTGTTCCGCTAAAGTCAGGTGCGGGGATTCTATCATCAGCAACCAATCCTTTTAATGCAGCAGTAGGTAGCTGTGAAGATGTTGCACTTGCCGCCGTTGCAAGTGCAGTTTCAACTGCGCCTCCGCCCAATCCTGTTACACTAGCTGAGAGTTTTTCTGCATCAGCACCACTAAGCCCTGACTTAGCAAATGACTCTAAACTAGAAGAACTTAGTTTAGATTTTACTGCATCAACTGCACCACTCAATTGCCCAAGTCCACCTGATATAGCTGATTTTAATGTATTAGTAGTTGATACAAGGTTGCCTACTCCAGGTATACTACTTGGATTAAAAGATGTTGCTTTAGAAACAATATTGGTTATTGAACTAGCACCGCCAGCAAATACACTCAATCCTGGAATACTACTTGCGGCTGAAGTCAATGAAGATACTGACAATCCGTTACCTGATGATAGACCAGCCATAGCTGAACTTGCAGAATCAACTGCTGATTTTGCAACATCTTTGGCGGCTTTAATCTGTGTTAAATTCAATGGACTACCTGCTGTTAAATCTTCAAAATCTTTCAACACCGTAGAAAATAATCCTGCAGAAAATCCCTTAAGTGCGGAACTTGGATCAAATCCACCTACAGTTATTCCACCTAATGCATTCATTGCTTTATCAGCTAATCCTGCAGCAAAATTACCACCTGCTACTATATCTTTAGCTGAACCTCCTAAAGCAGATACTGCCCCCGTTATCGCAGATGTTGATGGTAAATTACCTGCAATTGGTATAGCACCTGACAAACCTGATGATACTGTATTCATTAAATTAGCAGCAGCCTGTGTTCCTTGTGTTGCAGCCAATGATACTAATCCCAATGTCTGTGTGCCCGACAATGCTCCGCTAATTGCACCTATTGATTTAAGAGAATTTTCTGCATTAGACATATTTGATACCAATGCTTTTGCCTGAGTAGTTGGGTCATTGATAAAATCTTGTGCACTTTTTATTCCATCTTTACCTGTCCAGCTGGATGCAGGCAACGCTTCCGGTATTGTCTTGGTTGGATCAGCGGTTAATATTTTATTGGCTATATCAGCCGCACCGGGTATTAAATGACCAGAATCTTCTAGATGTTCAGGCTGTGCCCCATATGCACCCAATACTGCCGTTGCTTTACCTTCAATGTTTACAACTCCGGCACCAGCCGCAACTGCATCTGCTGCAGGTCCATTTGCCACATTGATTGCTATCTGCGACAATGCAGCTTTTGTCATTGGTGCAGTTATTGATGCACTAACTGGGGGTGTAGTTGGGCTTGTTGCAGAAAGTGATGGGCTAGTTGTATTAACAGGAGGAGTAGATGTTGAATTATTTGTAGCCGCGGTAGCTGCACTAGGTGCCGCTGGTAAATTACTACTTGCACTATTATCTGTTTTTATATCAACACCGTAATTTGCATTAGACCATGGGCTATGTGCAGGTGCACGACTTGTGATACTTGCAAGTTTACCGGGTGCCGGTGCCCAACCTTTAGTATCATCACGTAGTGTATCAGGGTGAACAACAATGGGTAACTGTTTAACTTCTTGTGGTGTGAGTGTTGGGTCACCGCTGTTTAATTTAACATTAGTACCATCTAACACCGCAACAGAATTTTTACTCTTTACACCATACTCACCACCGCTTAATATTGATGTCTTACTTTCATTCTTTTGTGTATACTCACCTTTTGTATAACCTTTAAATGTTGTTCCTACAAACTGTGAAGTTTCTTTATTACTTTCTGTTCTTATGTTTTCTGCATGTATGTTAACATCACCTGTACCATCTTTGCCCGCATGCAAATTAATGTTTCTATCTGCGTGTAAATTTAAATCACCCTGTGTTCTGATGTTAACTGAATTAGTTGAGTACATATCAATTGTACCTTCTTTACCTAATTCAATATAACTTTGTCCATTTGCATGAATGATAAACAATGTTTGTGCAGCATCATTCATCATAATCATATGACCTTGTGCAGTACGTATTCTTACCAATTGATCTGCACCAATTACATCACCGTCATCCATTACAAAACTATGCCCACCTGTGCGACCTATAACTTTGAATTTATCGTTTGGAATTGTATCATCTTTAATTGCATCTTTGATAGTTGAGTCTGTGTAACCACCTTGATATATAGGTCTACCAGGAGTACTTATACCAAACACACGACTTGGGCTTTCACGCATACTACTAGAGCTAATTGTACCTCTATCCTTATCACGTAATAACCCTTGATTAAACAATATCGCAGCTTGTGAGCTATGTACAGGTCTAGCTTGTTCAGATAATACTGCATTTTGTCCTAACTTGGGATTTGCATTATTGATTTCACTGACCGGTAATCTTGTCGCACCACCGTAGCTTTTTGCTTCACCTGCATTGGTAATGACTTGATCACTTGAGCCTAATGCAGGAACCATGTGATTGATACCAGGTTGGGGCAATGCTCCTATATAAAAACCAAAACTTGGATCACCGTTTAAAAATACACAAATTACTTCAGTACCTATATCAGGTGGAGTCATCCACATACCATAACTATTGGGATTAGCTACATAGGTACCGTTATCTGTTTTGCCACCAGTGTTTGGAGTATATCCAAAGAAAGGACTCATGTATCTTACTGTGATCCAACCCTGATGATCATCTGGATCTGGGTTAGCACCTTTACGTTCTATATATACTTCAATTTTTCCAGTACGTGAATCATCAATATTGTTTTTAACAATTCCTTTAATTGCACTAGGAAATAATACTGGGTTACCTGTACTATCTTGGCTAGAGGAAAAACTTCCCGTTTGTTTGATTATATTATCACTCATAATTTTTAACTTCTAGGATCTGTTCCTGCAGGTATAACTGCTGGATTACTTTGTGTGGTTGTAGTTCCATCATCCGCTGCAGTATTAGAAGTACTTGGTAATACTGTCTGTCCTGCGTTAGATAATTGAGGTATATTTATTAGTGCAGGCTGTGATGATGTACTTGTTGCCGTTGTTCTTCCGCTAGTATCTGTTGTTTTACTTGATGAGGCTGTAGAATTTGTAGTACTAGATGTAGTAGTTGCAGCATCATCAACAAAGGGTGGAATTGAAACTCTAAGTTCTTGAGTAAATTTACCATGAGCAAATGTGCTTGTAACTTGCCAAACATTATATGCAATACCATGAATTTGACTTGCAATACTTGCCGGATACTTCCAAAATAGAATATCGCCGTCATTGGAAGGAGTTAACAGTCCATCACTGCTTGTATTATAATCTTCTGCATCTCTAAAATCTACTTCAATGAATACTTGACTTGTGTTTGGATTTATACTATAACCATCTTCACCATAATATTTTTTAAGTGCAATGTCTAGACCACGATTTGTGGCAGTTATTAGATAATCAGGATCTCCTAATATAGTAATTTTTGCCTTAAGTTGATCAGATGGACTATATAAAAATGACTTGAATGCACCAATTGTCTTTGAAAAATATCCTGCATCTTTACTAATACCTGGTATTTCAGTTGATGCAGTTGCGGCTGGTGCTGCATGATCTGTGTTTGTCAAAGGAGCTTCGCTTGATTGACTTAGAATATTAAAATATAACAAATTGTAATCTTGCTCATACCCAATAATTTCTTTAGCATTCTGTGTATCACCCATATAATAATGTTGATAGCGTTTGTAGGGTCCTGGATATTGTGATTTCTTACCTATGTTTATCCCCCTGATATATGGTATTTCATATCTTTGTATAACATAGTTAATATTTACTGCATGTTTTTTACGTAAATTATCAAATTTACCAAGGGTTACTATAGGGTTTACATTATACCATGCTAGTGTATCAGAAGCAGCACCTGCATTTTGACTATAGTTGGGATCGGATGATAATACAGGTTTATTTTCTTTATCTTTAATGTTGAATGCATTGGTAACAAATGTACTTTGGCTAATTACTCTATCAATGACTGCCGTAATTAGTTCATTTGTTACTGTCATTGGTTTAGATAATTTTTGAACAACAGGTGCCTTTTCTGCTAATCTTACATTAACATCACTACTACTTTTTACAGCTTTGTTAGGAGTATTTTCAGGGTTAGTATCAGCGAGTTCTACCATTACGGCAGTATCAATTCCGCTATTGGGTGCAAATGTTATTTGATATGTGTCTGGTTGTTCTAGTTGTTTATTTTTTTGTAATTTTAATTGTCTGTTATTTAAGTATTCTATCAAACCAGTGATGTTGCTTTTTGTTTCACCTGAGGTGTTGCCTATTAGCATGTCTTTAACTGTTTGGCCTTTAATTTGAAAAGTTTCTCCAGTAGTGCCACCTATCTTACTATTAGCAACTTGTTCGTTAACAGTAACCGCAGTTATGTCATAGACAATCATTTTGTTATCTAATTTAAACTTAAATGAAGATATTTGTATAGGCCAACTACGTTCAAATATTGCATCTTTTTCAGTTGTCGTATCTGCTTCTGTGTAGTTACTTGGATCAATTAATTCACCTTTAGCATCATATCCGTAAAATCTCACTGCAATTAAAAATTGTGTTTGTAATGCAACAATTGTTTCATTGATATCTGTTGAACGATTAATTGTGCTTGTTTGTTGTAGTTTGGTTGCGGCTTTTATTAGTTGTGTAGGAAATTTAAAACCATATGGTTCAAAAACTTGAAAATGAAATTTAAAACTATTATTAGGTGATCCAGTTATTTTACTTGTAACTTGAGTTGTTATTTGTAAATTGTCAATATAGTAATCTAATGTGAATCCATCTGCTCTAGTTTGACTATTATTGATTCCACCACTTCTACACACAAGTTCCCAATTGGTTGTATCAATACTACCCCCTGAACTATATGTATTGAATGAATCCGGGCTGATCATATACAAACTTATATTGTATGTATAGCTACTAAAGTTTGATAATGGATTTTCTCTTGCTGGATTAAGTTTACTGCTTGATGTTGAATTATTACTAGTTCCCGTACCATTAGATGATGAACCGCTTGAAGAGGTTGAACTGGTACCTGTAGTACTGTCGTCTGAACTAGTTGTATTAGAGTTTGTTGTAGTTGAATTTCCTGTACTAGTCAGTGATGAAGAACTTGAAGACGAGTTGTTTACAGGAGTTGGTGAATTTGTGTTCGTTGTACTTGTTGATGAACTTGTATTGCTTGAATTAGCTGCACTTTGTGCTTGATCTAATGCTTGTTGATCTTTATTTAATGTTGCAGTTGCGGATGTAAGACGAGTAGTGTTGTTTTGTAAAGTAGCTTGTGCATTTGGTATCGTATTATTTACATAATTGTTTACTGTGATTTGATAGTTTGCCGCTTTATCTTCAGCCGCTTGTTGTTCAGGTGAACCAGCTGGTAAAGATGCTGCTAATGCGTTGGCAGCATCTAATTTTGCTTGAAAAGAAGCTAACGCAGCCTGTGCGGTCTCTAAACTACTCTGCGCTGTATTCACACTTTGTTGAGCTAGTGAAACCTGTAAAGTATCATTGTTAACTATATCTTGCAGGGCGGATATATCTGCCATCTTATATACCTAGCCAAATTTTAAGATTATCTAACTGCGGTATGTAAATGGAAGTACCTGCCGCAAAGTCAAATAAAGGATCTTTGATTCTATTTGGATTACGTTGTGCAAACACCCACCACAATCTACTATCATTGTATAAGTCATATGCTAGTAGATCAGGTCTTCTATCATATGTAAGTGTGATTTCCCAATATACATCCAATGGATCACTAGGAATACTACGATTTTGCATAACATCTAAAAATAAGTTCTTATATACTGATGTTAAGTAATAAGGGCTTGTTTGTGTATAAGTTATAGACATTACCAATATCCTTTATTTTGTAATTTACCAGATGCAAAATCTTGAAGACTAAAGTTTTTGCTAATATCCTTACGACTAACAACAGGCAATGCAGTAAATTGTATTTGTATTTTTGTAGGGACATATGTTGGTTGTGTTGTTCCATCATTCAATGATTTAAAAACAGGAGTTGATGTACCGCCACCTGCATTTAAGTTAGAGTTTGACAGTCTTAATTTTTGTAAAATTGATTGTGTAAGTGATGCAGTTTTACTTGCAGTACTATTTGGAATAGTATAGCCTTTCCATGCAGCTCCAATCTCTGTTCTAATGTAGTCAACATCATTTGGTAGTGAATAATTGAAACTGGTTATCAACAATGGATGTTGATTGAATTGATAGTGTCCCAAACCAGACAAGAAACACAATGGAGGTGGTGTTCCCGCTTTTGGCGATGTGTCTTGACCATAAAACATTTTAGTAACACTTCTAAAGAAGTGTATTACTGCTATCATATATTTGGCTTCTACGGTATCTTGTGCAGTAAAATCTGCTGTAATTTGAACTTCATCTACACTACTATTCTTATAGAAATGTAATTTATAGTTACTATGAATCAATTCTTGACTATCATACGATGCTCTATATCCAACTTGTATAGTTGGCATATATGGAAAGATAATACCTTTTGTTATATGCAATGGATATAAAACGTCTTTGCTATCTGTTGAGTTAGCGTATAGGTATTTTGCACCGGGTGCTAGTTGAAGTTTAACTCTCCAGTCACTATCAGGGGTAAATGTATTATTAGTAGTTGAACCTATATCTGCTGCTGCACCTTGACCAGTACCGGCTGGTGCAGCTGCTACACCAGTTCCTAATGCAGCCTCACCTCCGTTTGTTCCGGCTGGTGTATTTGTAGATGTTGCGTTACTTCCGTTACCATCCGCGTTGTTTGTTCCTGTACCAACAGTAGCTGGTACTGCGGTACCTAAGGGAGCTTCACCTCCACTAGTACCATTAACATTAACAGACGGGTCTGAACCACTAGCAACTGATGCAGGTGCGGTATACCCATATGCAGAACCTATTTCTGTTGCACTACCTGCACCGGTTGTTAATAATCCTGTTTGTGGGTCAACTCCTGAGCTTGTACTATTGGTTACAGTGGTATTGTTAGTTTGTGTAGCTGCGTTTGCATTTGTTGTCGAAGCTCCGGCAGCCGAAGCTGTACTAGTACCTGCTGAAGTGTCAGTTGAACTGCTAGTCGTTGTTTTGGCTTGTTGATCCTGATTTTGCAAACCACTAATAATAATATCTGCACTAGCTTGTATGCTATTCAATGACTCAGCGTCAGCCGGTGATAGAGTTGTAGCATAAGAATTATACTGGTTTGGTCCCCAACCATTAATATTTGGAATTTGTTTGCCACTTGGCAATGTTACCGTTACAAACGACGGATAACCAGCGGTTATTTCAATAGTTGATCCAGCAAATGAGGTTGATGCCATATATGTATTATACCTTTACTAAATAGTATTTATCGTGTGAAATTTCACCGTTTTTTACTACAAATTGTTGCAATGCTACAACAATTCTGATACAATGAGTACATATTAACTACAGGAAAATATGAGTTTACCATCAAGAAAACCCGTCAATTATCTTAACAATAAGGATATCCTTAAAGAGATTCATACAAGCAAAAATGCATATTGCTCTTACTTAAACCCAGAAACTGATCATCGATATGATTTTATTGTAGATATGCCTACAGAATCATTAGATAAAAGTTTAGAGTTTGCATTAAAATCGGAAAATATTCAACAAGCAAAAGAAACACGTGCAACAAGATTAAGCATAGAGTCTGGTACCAAAGACTCAGTAGATCCCGAATCCATTCTAGTTACTGATTTAGTATTTCGTGTAATGACTTGGGATCATATTCCAGTTGCACCAAAACAACCCCGCAAAGTAGACAAAAAGAAAACTGCTAAAGATTTCTTTGAGTTTGAAGGTGATACCGAAGAAATCTTTGCTGACTTGGAAGATCCAACTACCGCAAAAGAAATTGATGATATGGTTCATGTCAAGGTTAATTTTCCCCCATTCCAACACTACAGATTAGATGAGACAAATACATTTAAATGTATTGGAAAGAGTCATTGGATGGGTGATTTAGAGTCTGGTGAGTTTAGTAAGGATCATGGAATCATCACAAACAAACTAGCCAAAATGTATATTATGATGTGTGAAAAATACGCAATGAAGTACAATTGGCGTGGATATACATACAATGATGAGATGCGCAATAGCGCCATTTTACAATTGACATATGTCGGATTACGTTTTAACGAAGCTAAAAGTGCTAACCCATTTGCATACTATACAGCCGCTATTACCAATAGTTTCTGTCGTGTTTTGAATAGCGAAAAACGTAATCAAAATATACGTGATGATATTTTAGAGATTGCAGGACTTAATCCAAGTTGGTCTCGCCAATCTAGTAGTAACACAAGCTACGAAGAATAATCAAAGTGATTTAACCAACGGAGTTGCTTTTGCAACTTTTTTTCCTATATAATGTATCTATGAGTAACCTATTTAAAAAAGCCGCTTGCCTAACTGATATCCATTTTGGACTTAAGAGTAACAGCATTGTACACAATGAAGATTGTAATAATTTTGTAGATTGGTTTATATCCAAAGCCAAAGAAGAAGGTTGTGAAACTTGTATCTTCTTAGGTGATTGGCATAACAATCGGTCAACACTTAACATCATCACACTTAACTATAGTCTAAGAGCATTGGAGAAACTGAATGACGCTTTTACCACTGTTTATTTTATTCCTGGTAATCACGACTTATACTATCGTGACCGTCGTGACGTACAAAGTGTTGAATTTGCAAAACATCTTAAAAATGTTGTTATTTGCAATGATTGGTTTAGTGATGGGGACGTGGTTATTGCTCCATGGTTGATAGGAGAAGATTACAAAAAAGTTCAAAAACTAAGTGGCAAATACATGTTTGGTCATTTTGAATTACCAAACTTCTTTATGAATGCTATGATTGAAATGCCAGATCATGGGCAAATTAGCCGTGATCATTTTAATAATTTTGACCAAGTATTCAGTGGTCATTTTCACAAAAGACAAGCACAAAAGAATATTTGGTATATGGGTAATGCATTCCCACATAACTTTGCAGATGCAGGTGATGATGCAAGGGGTATGATGATTATTGAATGGGGCGAAGATCCTGTATTTCATAGTTGGCCAAATCAACCCTTATATAGAGTTTATAAACTAAGTGACGTAATCGAAAACCCTGAGGGCTTGCTATTACCTGATAGCCATGTTAGAGTACACTTAGATATTGAAATTTCATATGAAGAAGCCAATTTTGTACGTGAGAAATTTATACCTGAATACAAACTACGTGAAATGGCATTGATACCTATGAAATTAGATCAGGTTGAACAAAATGGCTTTGATGGATTGAAATTTGAAAGTGTTGATCAAATTGTGATTGACCAAATCAACTCAATTGAATCAAATACATTTGACAAGAAAATTTTATTGGACATTTATACTAACCTATGAGCATTATTTTAAAGAACATAACATTACGTAACTTTTTATCAATTGGAGCTGTAACACAAGGTGTTGACTTAGATAAAACAGATTTAACACTTATTCTAGGTGAGAACTTAGATTTAGGTGGTGATGGTGCACGTAATGGTACTGGTAAGACAACACTCATTCAAGGATTATCCTATGCACTATTTGGTATTGCAATCAATAATATTAGAAAAGATAATCTAGTGAATCGTACCAATGGTAAGGGTATGATGGTTACACTTGAGTTTAGCGTGAATGGTATAGATTATAAGATTGAACGTGGCCGTAAGCCAAATATTTTACGTTTCTATGTTAACAATGAGCAACAAAAAATAGTTGATGATGCTCAGGGTGAAAACAAAGAAACACAAGCACAAATTGAAAAAATTATCAACATGACCAGCGATATGTTTAATCATATTGTTGCATTGAATACTTACTCAGAACCTTTCTTGGCTATGAAAGCCAATGACCAACGTAATATTATTGAGCAATTATTAGGTATCACATTGCTTAGTGAGAAAGCCGAACTCATTAAGTCTATGATCAAATCAACTAAAGATAGTTTACAAGCTGAAGAGTTTCGTATCAATGGCGTAGAGGAAGCTAACAAAAGGGTTATTACTCAAATTGATAGCATGAAGCGTAGGCATGAACTTTGGTTAAAGAAACATGATAGTGATTTGAAATATCTAGTTGACCAACATGATGCATTATCTGAAATTGATATTGAAAAAGAATTGCTTGCACATAGAGACTTAACTGCATACAATCAAAAGAAATCTAGTTATGATGCGTATAATGCAGTTGTTGCTAGACATACTGCTTGGATTCAGAAAAGAGATAATGAGGTTCTTGGTTATCAAAAAACATATGACCAGTTAAGTCATATTGATATTGATGTTGAGTTGCAGGCACACAAAGACAAGGCTACTAGAATTGTACAGTTGAAGGCTAAAGCGGATAGAGATAAAGAACTATCTCGTCTTAAAATAGACATATCTAGTCAAGAAAAATTAATCAAAAAACTAACAGGTGAAATTGCTACGTTAGAAGATCATAAGTGTTATGCGTGTGGGCAAGATTTCCATGATGAACAACATGCTACTGTATTATCAGATAAACAGTCTATGTTAATTGATGCACAAAGTACATTAGATGGCAAAGTTAATGAACAAACCATATTGTTAGCCAATGACATTGTTGTTATTGACCCCGAACCAGTTACATTTTACAAAACTGAGGCTGAGGCAATCACACATAGTAATCATTTAGACACTATCTTATTGAATATTAAAAACAAACAAGAAGAAGAAAGCCCATTTGCAGATCAGATACTTGACAAAGCTGAAGATCCTGGACAGATGCCTAAAACAATTTATGATACTGAAACAGAGGCGATTAAACATAGTTCCAAGTTAATCAACTTATTAGAACAAATTGCTAAAAAGTATGAAGAGGTTAGTCCTTACCTTGAACAAATTCAAGAGATGGAGAACCAGGCTATACAAAAAGTTGACTTTGAAAAAATCAATGAGCTTAATCGTGTTATGGAACATCAAAAGTTCTTACTAGATATTTTAACTAACAAAGATAGCTTTGTTCGTAAAAAGATTGTAGACCAGAATCTAAGCTATCTTAACAGTAGATTGACACATTACTTAGACAAGATTGGTTTACCGCATCAAGTTATAT